TATCTAACGGCGAAGTTATTCTATCAGGAAAAGATTTGGCTGGACTAGATCCAGATGGTAATATGGAAAGAGCGGGTATGCGATTAGGTAATGCACCTAACGGTAGCCGTGGTGCAGAAGCGGCAAGGATGTTCGCTGAAGTTAACAAAGCATAGAAGGGTAAGACTATGGCAGAACAAATAACCAGACAGATAGCGGACTTACCCGAATATCAAAAAGAATATTTACAAGAGATTCTGCAACGGGCACAGGCTCTGGGCAAACAAGCGTACACGCTTCCATCTTACCAGGTTGCAGAGCGTACACCTATACAACAACAAGCTACGAACCTAGCTACACAAGGTATCGGTGCGTACATGCCTATGTTACAGGCAGGAGAAAAAGCCACCGCTGCTGGAATTGCGGCTACCGAAAGTCTGTTAGATCCAACTGCGGCTATGGCGTTTATGAATCCATTTCAACAGGCTGTTTCTGATGAAATAAACCGTGCATATGACATTCAGGCCAGAGACGCTGGACTCGCTGCTGTTGGACGGGCGGGTGGCCCGTCTGCTTTTGGTGGATCTAGAGCCGAAATAGCAAAACGCGAGATAGATAGAAATCGAGCCTCGGCCCTTGCACGAGCACAGGCGCAAGCTTTTAGTCAAGCACAACAGCAACAGTTGGCACGGGCACAGTCGGCGGCACAGGGGCTGGGTAGCTTGGGTATGCAACAGGCTAAACTTGGCGAGGCGTTCCAAGGTCTCAATATCAACGACATCAACATGCTATCTGCTCTTGGTGGTCAGGAACAGCAACAGCGTCAGAGAGAACTGGATGCAGCAAGACAGACACAATATCAGAATGTTATGCAACCATACCAGCAACTTGGATTCTACTCAGATATATTCCAAGGTATGCCGACATCTCAGACTACGTTTACATCGCAGCAGTCTCCAGATCCTAGCATGTTGTCACAGATTGGTGGTCTCGGCATGGGACTCTATAGTCTCGGTAAAGCTGGAATGTTTGGTTAAGGCAGGAGTTTAAACATGAATGTAATGAACCGCAAATTGTTTGCTAATCGAGATGCTCGTCGGAAGTTGGCGAACATGGGCGGTATAATTGCATCGTCTCCAGAATTGTTGGGTACAGCGCAGAATTTTGAGAATGGTGGTCAAACTTTTTCTTCTATTTTTTCACGCCTTATGGCTCCTCCGATATATGATATAGCGGGGGTTAGTAAACCACGGGTAGCGCAAGAACCCACACAGACAGCTTTAGAAGAGACGGAAACTATCTCAGAAGAAGCCGCTAAACAAATGGCTGTTTTAAGTAAAGCTAGAGCGGGTAATAGTCTAGCACAAATAGCCAAGGATACTCTTTTAGATACAGCAGACGTAATAAATATTATTGCAGGAAGTGCAGGTCTTTTAATTAATGAAGCAGCTGGTCTTACAGGAGATGTTTTAGCCATAGTGACAGGGGCTGTTAACGAGGATCTTGGAAAAGCTTTTGGTCGTACGGCTGAAGATATCCGATCAAGTGGTAGAGATTTATTGTTAAAAGAAGGCAAGGTTCTTCCTAGGGTTCTTGACTTTGATTTTTCTGGGGATCGAAGAGAAGAGATAGAACAAAACCTAAAAAGAACTCTAGGTACAACAGTAACACCAGAACAACGTGCAGCAATTCAAGAACAGTCTCTTGCTGCAATAGAGAGAGCTAGTCCTGAAACATTAAGGGATACTGGAGAATCAGTAGGGATCACTGGAAGAGCGCGACTTCCGAATGTTCAAGCGGACGTTACTACATCTGTTGGAGGATTAGGTTCTATTCCTACCTCTGATCAAGTGGGAGTGTCACCAACGGGTGAGATTACTGGTGTTAGAACCATGTCTGGTTATGGTGATTCAGGAATCATGAGCCAAGCTCCAGGGTTCTCGGTTCCTAATGTAGACATAGGCGAAGCTGGGTTGGAAAACGCAAGACAACAGGCAGATCTACGAAAGTTTATTGCCACAGAAAACCCTGAGTTTTATAATCCTCTTGTCAAAGAAATGGGACAACGTGCCAGAGAGTATTACGACACAGATACGTTTACTCCACCTGAGTTGATATACTCTGGAGATGTTAGAGATATACTTAAAAGAGAAGAGGCTTCTCCAGAAGAAATTCAAGCCGCTTCTGATCGGTTGGCAAAGGAAGCTGCTGCTGATGAGGAGGCAAAAATAAAACAACAGTTTGGAGGCGAAGACGCGGAGGCGCAAGCACAAAGGGATGCAGAGATTGCAGAACAACAGGCCACGCTTGATAAGGATGATGCTACACTAAATCCCTCTCAAAAAATTGTAAAAGAGTTTCAAAGACAAGTTGATATACTGAAAAAAGAAAGAGCCGACAGGAAAAAGGTTGAAGAAGATCAAGGCTTTTACACTGAGGAAGATGAAAAAATTCCAGTAAAAAACCCTGAATTCCAAGAATTATTAAAAGGGCCGTCTGAACAAGAAGAAGATTCAGAAAAAGTTATTGAAAAATTAGATAAAGCTGTTGACAAAGAAAATAAAAAGACAGGTGGAGGAAGCCCTGCTAATGCAGGAGCAAAGGTCTTTTTAGATGCAGCGGGTGTAGACTCATCTAACATGACCCTCAAAGAAAAAGTCACATCAATGAAAGAAATCTACACAGATTTACTAGGTTACGATGATGAAGAAGAGTCTGAGTTATTCTGGCTAAACATGGCTCAAATAGGTTTTCTAGTTGCATCTGGACAAGATCCAAATGCTTTAGCAAACATAGCCGCTGGTTTTGCTCAAGGCGCAAGTAAATTTGCACAGGATAAAAGAGACAAAAAAGCTCGTGATGATAAGATTACTCTTGCTGCTTTTAGCGAGGTTATGGCTGATGAAAGAGCCAAAACAAAATTTGGTTATGATATGCAAATTGCCGCAATTCGTGCAGCTAAATCTGTTGGTACACAGGAGCCTTTTGTTGATGCAGTCAGAGTTCTTGCTCAAAAAGGTTTAGATTCTGGAATGTATAAAACTATAGAAGAATCTCTTGCCGCCGCCGATGCTGCGTTGCGTCCATACTATACTAGTACAACTGCAACTGAAAATCAGGCAGAAGAAACCGTTAAAGTTATTCAAAATGGAAAAACGATAGAAGTTCCTGCTAGTCAAATACCTACTCAGCAAAAAGTGCTAACCGAAGAAAAAGGGTAGGACATGGCAGAGTTTGATCCCACCAAACCATTTACAATAGTGGAGCCAGAACCTGTAGAATTTGATCCCACCAAACCATTTACAATAGTGGGAGAAGAAGAGGATGAACCTGATCAGACGGTCGTTGGTTCCATAGGTCGAGGTGTTGGTGCAGGTTTAGTTAACATTGCACAGGGACTCTCGGAACTTGGTGCTGCGGGTCTCGAAGCCACAGGTGCTGTTGACGAAGGTAGTCAAGAAGCAACAACCGAGGCGTTTGAATCTCTTAAAGATGCCACTGGATTACGACCAGATCGTGCGGCTGGTAAGGTCGCAGAAACTATTGCCACATATGCTACACCTGGACTCGGCGTATTTAGCTGGGTATCTAAGGCAGACAAAGCACGTAGAGCTTTACAGGCAGGAACGGCTGCACCAAAAACTAAAACAATAATAGGTAGATCTGCTGTTAAGTTTGGCGAGAAAGCTCCTGCTGCTTTGACAGGAACACGGGCAGGTCGTGCCGCTCTAACAACTGTTGGCACAGGCGTAGCTGACATTTTTGTTTCACCAAGCTCAATGTCAACTCTTGCAGATAACTGGGATGCCATGCCTGATTTTCTTAGAACAGAAGATGAAGAAGGTCTAACAGGTAAGGAACTAACAGGGGTGCGTCTTAGGAATAAGTTTCGTCTTGGTCTTGAGGGGGCAGGATTTAATTTAGGTGCAGAGGTTGTTCTACCTGTGGTGGGTGCAACAGTTAAAGGTATAGGTCAAGTGCCAGGTGTACCGGCTTTAGCACGAGGTCTATCTAATACGTTCGATTATATGGGAGACAAAATCCTTCAAGCTCCGGTCATCGGACCACGGGTCAAGAAGTACTTAACTCCTGATGGGTTGGCTCCAAACGAAATCATGACAGCCCTCAGAACTGCTGAAGGTATGACTGAAGGTCAAGAGAAGATGGCTAGTGAAACCATTCGAGAATACGATAAAGCTGTTCGTAACTTGATAAAGTTTCAAGGTGTCAGAGGTTTGTTTCGTTCAGGACAAGAACGTATTCAACGGACATATAGTGACACATTTGATTACCTAACCGGAGATATGGCTGCGGATGCTTTCCGTTCCACATACGGCACAAAAGTAACAAAAGCCGCAGACAAAATGCGAGAACAGATTACCGATCTAAGCAATATGTTTCGTGAGTCGATAGAAGAGTCTAACCTACCCAGAGAAGAAATTGATCGTCTTCAAGGTATCTTTGACCAAAACCAAGCCACATACATACGAAGATTGTACGAGATAAATCTCCGACCAGAAAAGTTCAGAGGTGTACCTGTACGAGAAATGCCAAACTATGATGCAGCTTTAGCTCAAACAGAACAAGCTTTCCGTAACAGAAACGCACGGATACAATCCGCGATAGCCGCAGGTCGAAACATTGCAGATAGAGACATGATCGTAGATGATCCACGAGCCGCAGCGGAAATGTTTATTGATGAACAGTTTGATCGAGCACGTTTGGCTATGGGAGAACTTGCTCCTGATGCTCCACAGCATATCAAATACATAACTCAAGGCGGTAAAGAAGTTAGAACAGAGACCCGTGGTAATCTTTTTAATCTGGCTGACGGAATGTTGAAGGATCGTTCGCGGATTTTAGACGAAGCTCCTCTACTACAAGAGATGATGGGTGTAGTACGAGATCCAAAAGAAGCGTTTCTTCGCACAGTAAACGATGCATCAAATACCATCGCGGCACAAAGGTTGTATGGTGAGGTTGCAAGATCTCTTGGTAAAACAACATTTCAAGATGGACTACCTGCATTACGACAAGGTCAGCGTCCCATCATTGATGGTAACAACCTAACGGATCAAATGGTCGCGCAGTTAGAGGGATTCGGATATGTAAGAGCCGGAGAGTTGAACCCAGAGAGAGCCTTTGGTGGTAAGTTTGGATCTCTATCTGGTGACTTCATTCCCGGAGAAGTATACAATTCTTTGACCACACCCATGAGATCAAGCTCCTCGGTTCAAGAAGCTCTGGCTGTATCGCTACAACTCAAGGGTCTATCACAGATGACCAAGACTGTGCTTAACCCCTTGTCACAAGTCAGGAACTTTTTGTCCAACACGTTTGTCGTAGGTGCAAATGGTTTGTTGGGCAGGAACTTAGGGTTATTTGAGAGTGCAGACGTTTTGGTCTCCAACGCCCTCGAAAGCCCAGAACAATTCAAGTTGTTACGTGCAATGGCAAACGAAGGAGCAATTGGTCAAAACATACAAATCAACGAAATGCGTCGATTGTTGCAAGAGCAAACTGAGTTGGGTGTATCTGCACGGCTCAACAAAGCAGGTAACGCCTTTCGACAATCTAAGCTTGGTGCCCCTGTCCGCTTTATGGAAAAGACCTATGGATTGGGTGACGACTATTGGAAAGTTGTTGGTGTTTTGGGAGAGAAAGCAAGATATGGTGCTGCTCTTCGCAAAGGTGGGGTAGACATAGACAACGTATCTCCCGCAGTTCAGGATGCGCTAGTTGCTTCTGGTCTTGCACAAAGATCCAGATCGATTGCAGGTACAGAGTTTGGTGATTTGTTTGCTATCGACCTAGTTAAACAAACGATGCCTACATACTCCATGGTTCCTGAAGCGATCAAAGCGTTACGTCGTATACCTGTCGTCGGTAACTTTATGGCCTTCCCCGCTGAGATCATTCGTACAACAGGCAACATTGTTAATCGTGCTGTCAAAGAGATGGGATTCAAACCCACTCAACAGATGATAGATGAATTAGGATTACAGAATGCAAACAGGATAGCACGTCAGGTTAGAGGCATAGGTGCCCAACGTTTGACAGGGTATATTTCCATGGCACAAGTTGCTCCGTTGGCTATGCGTGACGCTGCACACACAATCCTTGAAGTAACACCAGAAGAAGAAGCTCTCCTCGAAGAGAACAGTGCTTACTGGACTAAGGGCAATACTCTTATGTATTTGGAAAAGCTCAAAAACGGACAGGCAGATTACGCTGACTTGTCTTACATGCTACCGTATGAGTTTATGCTTGCCCCTGCTCGTGCCGCATTGCAGGTGTATGGAGAAAAGGGTGAAGTCGGAGCTAACGAAGCAGAACAGATCTTCTCTGCAACGTGGGAAGGTTTTAAAAAGTTTGCAGAACCATTTGCTTCAGAAGGTCTCGCAGCTGAAAGAGTTATCGACGTAACAATACGAAACGGCAAAACACAAACAGGGGCTGAGATTTACGAGACAGGGGAGATGATGGGGGACAAACTATCTAAGTCCTTGGTACACGTAACTGGGGCTTTTATGCCTGGAATCATTGATCAGTTTACAACAATTAAGGGTGGTCAGTTTGTTCCAGGTCGTGCCACTCGTGCTGTAACTGATTTGCCTTCGAGAGATGGAGATCCCTACACCATAGCTGAAGAAGCTGGCACTATGTTGATAGGTATTAGACCCATGAAACTTAAAGTAGATCGTAGTCTTGGATATGCTGGAGGTGAGTATTCTGCTAATAGATCCAGTGCCGTTCAGATCTTTACTAAAGTAGCCGACGATAACGACGCAGATGTGAATGATATATTGAGTGCATATGTACAAGCAAACGAAGCACGTCGAAGACACCAAGCAGAACTCAGAGATAAAATATTAAAGGCACAGGCAGCAGGTATGAGTAGAGCCGAAGTTTTTCAAGCTTTCAAAAACACAGGGGTGAGTCGAAAAGAACTTCGAGACATTCTTGATAATAAGTATACACCAATCAAAGTAAGTCGAAACTTGATTAGAGAAGTTGCTAGAGAAGTAAACATTAAAAGAGAAAACCGTATACTTGATAGAGTTCCTGTTAGTGAGATTAATGCAGTGCGTAGATCCTTGATTGGAACTCCTATCATTGGAGAAAGAGAAGAGGTGCAAGAGACCACAACTCCTGTTTTTGATCCTACTCAACCATTTACGATTGTAGGACGAGAGGCACCTTCACCAATCCCAACTGCTCCTGCTCCTGCTCCTGCTCCTGCTCCTGCTCCACCACAACCAACCATACTACAACAGGTGCAAGATAAAACCAGAACTATACTGGGTACAGCAAGCAATCCAATATCTGCATTAAGGGACTTGGAAATTTTTCAGAGTACGAGAGACTAATCCTCTACCTCAATCCTGACGCCCTTGCCCCCGAACAGTCTAACCAGTTCGTCAGCCTTTCCCTCTGTCTCTTGGACCAGGCCCTCGTCCATTGACAGCACCGATAAATCAACAGCCCATCCGATAAAATCCATCAAGGCTTCTATTTGCATAGGATGCATCTGTTTTAGTCCCAGGGTCTTCATATCAGGATCTATCATTCGATTTCCCCCCAGTTGTCCTTGAGTTCATCGTCAACTTTAGAGGGGACTTTCAAGACGTCCGACAGCCCATTCTCCATTATGTCCTTGATGCATCGCGCTTGGTCGTCACCCTCTACTGAAAAGCATAACTCATCATGAACCGTAAGCATAGGTAAAAGTCCCTCTGAATAACAATCAGCCATAGCTTTTTTTGTCTGGTCGGCTGCTGATCCTTGGATCAATTTGTTCAACGCCTTGTAAGTAAACGCTCTTTTCAATGGCTGACCATATTCTTTCATGGCTTCTTCGTAGGGCAATGGCTTTTTGTATCCAAACGTTCTTGGTTCCCACAGGTGAAAGCGACAGCGACGTCCCAGTATGGTACGGATCTGACCTGTCTTTTCTGCTTGTTTACTTGCCAGATCTGCAAGACCCTTAACGAACGGCACCTTCTCACGATGTGTTGCCAGTAGTTCTCCTGCTTCGTCAGGTGAGATGTCTAGCTGCGCGGCTAGTTTACCTTTGCCCATGCCATACATGATACCTAGGTTCACGACCTTCGCTTCCTTACGCTTGATTCCTGCAATGTCAGCAACCATCTGGTGCAGATCCACATCACCGCTGTGGTATTCCTCTACAATTTTATCGACAATCGGGTGCTTGAAGTCTCCTCTCAGGCTTGCCGCAAAGTGCACCAGTAACCTCGGCTCTTGGCTCGAATAGTCAAACGACCCCCACTTGGTTCCTTCTTCTGGTATAAACAAACCACGGATCATCTTCTTGATCTCAGGATCACGCGAAGGAATTTGCTGTAGGTTTGGGTTGGACGACGAGAATCGTCCAGTCACAGTCCCACCGTCATCGGATCGAAGCTGATGGAACTCGCAATGGATACGACCGTTGTGTTCGTGCTTCATGATCGTTTCAATGAACGTGCTCTCTGCCTTGTCAAATTCACGTAGCTTGACGATCTTTTGTGCTGTCGGGTGGGGATGGGTACTAAGATACTGTTTGGTGAATGAGGGGGCACCTGCGTCAGTCTTAGGGTATGGTAGGTTCAACTCCTCAAACACTGCGGCTACTGAGGCCGCTGCCCATGGCTCTATTTTGATCTGTGTTTCCCCAAAAATCTCGTCTTTTATTGTCTGTGTTCTTTTCTTCAACGCAGTTCTTGCTTGCTCTGCTTTGTCAAGATCAACCCGGACTCCAAGTTCTCGCATGTCACACATCATTGGGATCAAACCTGTCTCCAGTTTCCAGATATTCCAGAGATCCTGCTTATCCAATTCTATCTTCAGACGCTCCCACAAGCGCAGAGTCATACCTGCATCCTGCTCCGCATACCGTCCGACAGCCTCTGGTGGTAGCCTGTACATCTCTGCTTTGGGATCAAAACCCCACTCCGCTGCGGATACACGCAGTAACTTCTCATCTTTGCGTTCATCGAGGTAGTCACGACCCAAGTTATTTAGGCTGTATGACCAACGGTTCTCGTCAACCACCGCCCCTGTAATCATGGTATCAATGATTCGACCCTCAACCTTGACACCCTCGGCACGTAGCCAACCCAGATCGTAGGTCGCATTGTGCATGATCTTATCTATGTCTGGCGTTGCCATCTGTTTCTGTAGCCATTTGAGCGCGATCCTCGCGTCCATGTTGTGACCGTTCTCATGGCGGATCGGGAAGTATCCCTGCCAATCCCCTGCGGCTACGGCTATACCTACGATGTATCCATCTTTACGAACCCATCCTGGTCCTAACGTCGTCAGGTTTGGATCACATGTTTCGAGATCGATTGAGATCTGTTTATACTTTGTAAGGTCAGGAAACTCTGATGGAATGTTCCACGTTAGTTCCTTTCCTTGGTTCATCTGCTTTGCGATGACATGATCCTTCTCAAATAGATTACCTTGACTCATCTTCAAACTCTGCTCCCAATGCTGAATATCCGCACTTGTCGATCCACGAATCTTTGTGGTCGATGGTCTCCAACAATCGACAGGTCTTCACCCAGTCCATCATCAGAGCCACATGCTTTGCTGTTATTTTATTATGTGTTGTGAATGCGTCCTGTACTATTACATTCCAACCAGTTGCTATTCGGTCGAAGTTATCCTTCGCATCTCCATAGTCTTTTGCTCTGTTACCGTTGATCAGTTCTTTCGCTGTATCTAGATAGTCGTTGCGTTTCATACTGCTTCCCATTTAAATTTTAGTTGCCCATATATTGGTTGCCACTTTCTCCCTGGACGGTTCTGCCATCCCTTGGGTTTCAGTTCTACTTCGCCAACCATCTTCCATCCTGCTCCCTTCAGGCTCGAACCAGCTTCCGATTGTAAGGTGTACGTTATCATTCGTTTACCTCCCATCTGTTGCCAGATCCGCCAACACCTTCCGTATAGAAAGGAACAGGTGTTCTTTGGTGCATCGTCCTGCACACATACCCTTACTACTTCCGCTGTAAATCCATCCATCATGCGCCTAGCTACTGGGTTACCTACAATAGCAACACCCACCAGACGGTCATCGTAACTTGCACCTATAGCAAACTTCCCACCTTGTGGTGGTTTATTGTGACGGTGAAAGTTTCCAACAAACTCACGAGCTTCACGTAGACTAATAGGCACAGGTATTAGTTTCATCCTGTGCACTCCCCATCGTCCGTCTGGCAAAGGAAAGCTTCGTCATCAAAGATCCAATCCCCTTGTCTGCCTACAAACTCTCCCAGTTCTTTGTACGTGCGTACATCATGGAATGATCTGTCCTTTGTTTCTTCCCAGTTCTGCCACCACTTCATGCGGTCTGGATACTCACGCCACATAGCCGCTAGTGTTGCTTCGCTCTTCAAGAAACAACCGTCACAGTTCCCTGATCCTGGGGTAATCTTCAGATCGAACTCGTGCTGTTTCCAGAAGAACATAACATCTTGCTTCGTGACCCCTGCATCTGCCAACGGAAACCAGTTGTCCCACCGTTTGTCCTTGCTTGGTTTTACCCGCTTGGCTTCGTCTGCACGGATGCCGATGGTGTTTGTCCAGTGCTCCCACCCGACAGACAGCAGATACCGACGCATAGTCTTGACCTTCAACTCCTGAGTGCAGGATCTACGGAATACATTTGGTAGCATGTTAAACGAAAGGTACTTATCAAACGGCTCCCCCTTTCGCGCAGCGGAATCCCAACTGACCGTTTGAAAGTGTGCCTTACCATTCTGATATCGATTGGATGGTGCCCTCGAATACTCAAGCCACGTAATGTCTACGCCCCAGTTCTTCTCTATGTTGTGCACAAAGTCCAGTGTCCCTGGCATCTCACGCCCAGTGTTGGCAAACAAAACCTTCACGCGATCTGGTAGATCTCCGTTAGCCTTCAGTATCCTATGCAACATATACCCAGAGGTGCGACCACCACTGAAGCTGATAAGAACATTTCCGTCGGGTAGTTTCATATCTCGTACCTGTACTTCTTGTCTGACTCTATAAGATACAGGTTCTGCTTGGCACGAGTCACTGCCACATAGAATATTCTGTCCTCATCCTCTGGATGCTTACCCTCTACACATGCTTTGGTAGATCCCAAGTATACCGCTACGTTGTCATCCTCACCACCTTTCATGGCATGGATCGTAGAGATCTTGATCCTTGGTTCTTTGTAAACGCTCTCGCCTTTTCTCTCAATAGATCTGATGTAAATCTTTTCCTGTTCCGATAATCGAATGACATCAAGAGGTGATGTATCTATGGGTGCCAACATCCCAAAGTCCTTGACCAGTTTGGCATGGGTCAGCAGTTCGTCAGGCGCAGCGGCATCCAACAGTTTGATAGATCCACGTTTAACAACTGCACCCTCGCCCATCTTTGGCACCATCTCGTACAATCTTCTGACTCTCCCGACATACGTGCCCTTCCCTGTGGTGATGTCTTCCCACACAGACATCGCTTCCAGTTTCTTTTCGGGCACAGACCAGTGACCCTTGCGGCTGTAGAAGTATCCCTCTTGCTCCAAGAACTCTGCTATATCGTTCACAAACGAGTTGGTTCGAGCCATGATCGTCCATGATCCCTGATGCAATGGCAGTGCCCATCGGTTCATGACCCTCGTAACTCTACCCTCTTCCTGTCTGGGAAAGAACTCTTTCTCTAGTCTGCCCGGTATGCGGTGGGAGATACCCATAGCAAGCTCCCAGACGCTCCGTGGTAAGCGGTACGACTGATTGAGTACCTCAACTCTATCTGTGCAGTTAATGAAGTCCTCAACGTTTACAGACGTCCAACGGTGGATAGCCTGATCATCATCCCCTGCAATCAACACCTCGTCCGCATGTTCGGACATCTTTCTTACCATCTTCCATTGTAGAGGTGTAAGATCCTGTGCCTCGTCAACAATCAACAGATCTAAGTTTGGTGGCTCTGCTATATCTATGTACTTGGCAATCATGTCAGAGAAATCTACACGATTGGTTTTTGATTTGTACTCAAGCAATTGTTTTTCAATCTGCACAAGCTTGGAGAAACTCAGGTCGTGATCCTCCTCGTAGTTGAACTCAAAGTCCAGGTCAGACATCCGATAGACCGACCGCATGATGATCTGTAGGTACTTGGCTCCTGATCCTTTCATGCTTGGCATGGCTACCCCATCGTGTACGGACGTAGAGTCTGCGCCATCGAAGTCTACGGCAAGCATCTCACCTAGTTTGGTAAAGTCTTGCTTGCTCATCACATCCTTCGGGGCCAGGCCCAATCCATGATACCCGGTCGCATGTAACGTTTTAAAGTGTGGGAAGTCTTGCTTGGTAAGATTGAACTTGTCACAGGCTCTAGCAACAAACTCTCCTATCGCTTTGGTGGTAAAGGAGACCACACCAATTCGCGAAGGATGCACACCCTCTTCAAGCTTTGCCTGTACTCTTTCGATTAACGTATAAGTTTTGCCGCAACCTGGAGGTCCCAAGATCAGCGTAGCGTTATCAATCATCCGTGCGACGACCCTCTAACCAATCGTCAATGTCCTGTTTACTCCAACGACTGGCAGATCTTCGGGCGTCTCCATTGCCAAACTTATATGGCTTTGGAAAGTTTCCCTCGTTTACCCATTTGTATATGGCGGACTCGGATACATCGAGCCAGTCAGCCACATCCTTGGCCTTCAAAAAATTAGAACGGTATTTCATTGTCCATCTCCTTTATCGGTATCGCTACCTCATCGTTCTCAAATGCCGGAACCCACCACACACGAACGGTGGATTTCTTTCCTTCTTCATTTACTATTGCTTTATGACCATGACACTCTTGGTCGTTGTTTAATTTCTTCAGCTGCTCTTGAACCTGTGCCCTTGTAAAGGCCGTGAACCTACGGTTGTGCAAGAACTCCATCAGCCCTGCTATAGTAAAAGACGTGTACCCTTGGTTATCTGTCCATGGTTTACCCTGTAACAATTCTTCTGGGTGTATCGCCCTGATACGACTCGTGCAGTATGCTTTGAGTAATGCTTTAAACTCCCCACTCACGGTCAGTTCTTCTGGCACTTCCTGACTAGAACTCTCCGTCATTAACTTGTGGAGCAAAGCTTGCCATGCTCTGGGTTTTATAATTGGTGGCACCATTTGTGCTTGTTCCATGCAAGCTCTCTGAAATAAACTCTGGGTCTGAAGCTGTTCCGTGTTCAGTTGTATTCTTTTTCCTGCCACTGTGAGAAAGTATAGCCTGGGTTCCGATAGTATGACCAGTAAGTTTCCTATCTCTGGAACCTCCGCCCCTGTATCCCCGATGCCAAATTTCATAGACATACAAAGTTCCTTATCACAGTAGCTCTTGAACGGTTCCTGTTCGCACGTATAGAAGTATTCTTTCTTATCTAAACTTTTCTGTAACGCCAGAACTTCCTTGGCATCAAGCGGTGGAGAAAACAACTGTTGGTTCATGGTCTCCATCTCAGCTTTCCAATTGTCTCCGTGTTTCATCCGACAGAATACGCCAAGCATAAAGAGTTTCTTGTTGCGCTCTTCGCCTGACGGACCATCACGAAACAAATGCTGAAGACATGGCGGAGCATCCGACAATAGTTTCCTCGGCTTGTTGTTCTTGGATCTCAGTCCTTCTAGCTTGGAGATAGGGACTGTGTTCTTATGGATAGCTTTTATAAAGTCCTCAATCTCCATGGCCTCAACCTTTGAGTTGAAGCAATATCTCTGTGGCAAGTCCGCATTGAAGTATGGCAAGTTAATGAAGTTTCCTACGTCACCTCTTTCCGCCAAGATAATATCCTGCTTCGGAAAGATCTCGCATCCACTGTGTCCCAGAGCAACTGCCATTTCCAACAGATACTCCCGCACAACTTTTGCCTGTTCGTACTCTTTGAGAAACAAATACAAATGTGCACCGCCTGACTTCGATCTGCAATGCAGCAGCGGAAGCTTTAGTTTCTGTATCCGTTGCTGTAGTTCGTTGTGATCCAGGTCATATATGTCTATGTCCAGTGCGCCCCACCTACATTTGTTTTCTTCATTGATCGGGATAGCCCCGACCCCCTGCTCACCATCAATGTGTCCTTGCATAATCTCAACTGTTAATGCTTGACGTACTATCCTACTATCAGCATCGGCTTTACCATTTCTGCCAATCCGACCGACTGTAGTTGTACCATGTGCAACCTTCGAACCCTCGAAGGCCGCAAGCATTTCGTCTGCTAATGACATGCTTGGCTCCTGTTGGGTGAAAGACACGGTAAATCTTTTTGAGAAGATCTACCGTGTTAAGTTTTTAGAAGGGTACTTCGTCGTCTCCTACAGGATCAACTGGCTCTGGCTGTGCCTTCACCTCTCCTGATTGAATAGACTCCCTAAAAGCTTTTGCTTCCACCAACAGGTCGCGATTACTAACCAAGCTTTCTTTCGATACTTGATAGTTAAACCAATCACCCTTGTCGTTAGACTCTTCAATGACAGATAGTTTCCACATTGTGGCGTACACCGCAGGGGTAACCAACTGACCTGTCTTTGGGTTCTTGATCTTCTGCATTGCGATCTGGGTCTTCCAACGACGGCTGACCTTCAACTGGCTAGACTTCATGTCTATCACAGCAGGTTGGAATGATCCGTCCTCTCCAACAATCAAGCAGTAATGCTGATCGGACTTCACCAGTTCGTTACCATTGGACAGAACTTCTTTAGATCCATCCCGCTTTGCACCAGTAACCATGGGATCGTTAGCGGCTAGTTCACCTTGAAACCCACCACCCTGTTCTCTTGGAATGAACTCAAGATACTTGGTGGTCTGGTAGCACGGTATAACTACGATGCCGTTTGTCCCTTCCCAGTACTGACCAGTGACGTTGTTAAAGATGTCACCCTGTGATGCGCCCTCAATGTGTTCGGCTTTGCCTTTCTTGAGTTGCGGTGACATGGGTTGCAAGATCCGAACAAACGGTATCTGCATCTCACTGCTATCGAATGATGCACCATCTCCAGCAGTCTCGAAGATGTCATCTAGCACATCGGTGCTTACTTCTGTGCTTTTTGCTTTTGCTACTGCGGTCGCCATTATGCTTTCCTCCTGATCTCAGCTGCGTTAGCTATGAATGCCCCGAACATATCGAGGTCAATTGGTTTACCATCAACAATACGTTCCTTAACAAACGCCTTGAGTGTAGATGGGTGAACGTGGGTCTTGGTCTTCGGATCAAAACCTTTCTCTTGCAGGATACCAACGACGTCTCCTGCTATATTGTCTTCGCCTTTACCAAACGAACAGGTGACATCGTTCTTTATGATGTCGTCCAATCCATTTTCCCGTAGCCATGCGAAGGCTTCTTCCTTGCGGTCTTGTGGAATAGAAGCATGTACAATCATCTTTCTAGATACAGACACACCGTCTACATCTAAGCGATCAACCCCCATCTCATCCATTAGTCCAGGAATGTTTTCAACTGACAGCCTATGCTTCTCAGCTTTCAAGGCTTTCAGGTTTAACTCTGCATCCTCGATCTCTTGTTCGACGCTGCGGAGTTTACGAACAAGATCACTGAGTTGCTTTCCTGTTCCAGTATCGACACTGGCGAACTTGTCACCCTCATCGATTAAGTCTTCAAATATATCCATAAGTAAATTCCTCTTCAGGGTTCGGTTGACAAACCATTTCGCCATCCGTATTGTGGACTCTACTGGAGGTATGTGATGACTGTCAAGTACAATTTTAAAATGAAACCATTCAAGCATCAGGAGGATGCACTCGCCAAAGGATGGGATAAGATTGAGTTTGCACTATTTATGGAAATGGGTACAGGTAAATCGAAAGTTCTACTCGATAATCTGGGAATGCTGTACCTAGCAGGACGTATAAAGTTTGCATTAATAATCGCACCGAAGGGTGTGTATCGGAACTGGGTAACCAAAGAAATACCAGAGCACATGTCCGATGATGTGCCACATCGAGTGATTCGATGGGTCTCTGGTCCCAACAAAAAACAACAGGAAGAAATGAGATCGGTCAAAGATCCATTCGATGGACTGACAATCTTTGTCATGAATGTGGAAGCTTTCTCAACACGCAAGGGCCAGGTTGCCGGAGAGTGGATGGCTGGTGCGCTTGGGCCTGTGGGATGTATCGCAATCGACGAATCAACTACTATCAAGAACCATAAGGCCAAGCGCACGAAGTCCCTACTAAAGATTGCAAGAGGGTTCAAGTACAAAAGATTACTAACAGGATCTCCTATTACAAAAAGTCCACTGGACATCTATGCACAGACCGAGTTCCTTCGCCCTGGTCTCATGGGTCATGAGTCTTTTTATTCCTTTCAGGGTCGGTACGCTGTCGTTCAACGTCGAACCATGGGTAGCCACGCTTTCCAGCAGATCGTAGGATACAGAAACCTAGATGAACTGACAGATAAGATCGACTCGTTCAGCTTCCGTGTACTCAAGAAGGATTGTTTGGATCTGCCAGACAAAATCTACACGGCTCGTTACGTCTCTCTTACCGACGAGCAGCTGAAAATGTATTTGGATCTACAAAGACAAGCGATGTTGCTGTTCGAAGATGGTGAGATGGTGACTGCTCCGGCTGTCATTACACAGATGCTACGCATACAACAGGTTCTATCAGGACATCTGAAGACGGACGATGGTGAGATGAAATACTTTGCTTCACGTCGGATGGATGCATTGGAAGAGATCCTCGAAGAACACGACGGCAAAGCAATCATCTGGTCTCGGTTCAGATATGACATCATCAAGATAACAGAAATGTTAAACAAAAAGTTTGGAGCGGGAAGTGCCGCTGCATACTACGGTGATACACCAGACGATGAGCGTAATGACATCGTAACTAATTTCCAAAATTCAAAAGACCTGAAGTTTTTTGTAGGGAATCCTGCGACCGCAGGGTACGGTCTGACTTTGACCGAAGCTGATCTCGTGATATACTATGCCAACGACTTCAACCTGGAGACACGCATACAATCAGAAGATCGTGCCCATCGTATCGGGCAAAAGAAAAACGTAACTTACATTGATCTCATATCCGAGGGCACCATTGACGAGAAGATAGTCGAAGCACTCAGAAACAAGATCGACATTGGAGCAAAAGTACTAGGAGAGGAAGCGAGAGAATGGCTAAGTCTAAAGCCCACGAAGAATTAATAGAAGCAGTCGTAGATTATAAACGTGGACTACGAAACCTGAAGACAGGATCAGACGAGATTTCTAGGATATCTGGATTACAACCAGAGATCGTTGCCTGTTTTCTCAAAGCAATGAAAAGAGATAACGTAACCCAAATCCGTGGGTATTCGAAAGAACCAGAGCACCTACTTAAATCCAAGAAAAGAAAAACCCCGCCGAAGCGGGGCTAGTTATCGAGGCAATCAGACCACAGGCTTGGGTCTAGTCCTTCGAGCAGTGTGACTATACACTAACAGACCCAGTCTGTTTTGCATACTCTTTTCTTATGATCACCGATAACTGTCTTGTCATGGTGCGCTGTTCGTCGTCCGCAAGTTCTTTTAACTTCTCATGGTCTTCAGGCAACAGTGCCACGTTACAAAACTTTCTGGTCTCCACTTTAATTTCTTTTTTCATCAGTTGCTCCTTGGTTGTAGTGAACTTATACACTACTGGTTACCAAAGAACAACATGTAAGCATCAACTTTGTAGAATCTGTCCTTGTTGTTTTCCATGGCGGCAATCACCTCAGATTCTTCCCGATCCAAGTCAGCAGCTATCATGCTTGCCGTGTACGGATAGTCCATTCCATTAGATTTAATGTACATGGCAATCTCATTCTCAAGATTATCGTCCGCCACATGGACCAGGTCCAAGTCAACCTCCGCAGGTTCAACTCGCATCGCTCTCCATGGTATCTGCTCACGTTTGTCTGGATAGTTCGGCAACAGGAATGCATTGAATATTTCACCAGGTTGGACGTTCATAGTGCTCACAAGTCTTGAGTTTAAGAACACCTGATCCCCTTTCGGAGTAACAGCAAACCCACTACCAGTAGGCGTCAAGTACTCAACTATTATCTGCTGTCTGCGTGTTTCATTCAAATCAAAAATTTGGTTCATAGAGTATTCCTTCTTCTTCCTTTTGTTTGTAGTAATTGATTTCATTTATTAGACCCTCGATCCTGGGATCATCTGGGTCTGCCCATTCTATATCGTCACGTACCTTCTCTAACTTTTTCCTCAGTACGCTTATCAGTTCGACCTCCGCTATCCCTATCACTTTCATCTTTGTTCTCCTCCCATGGTGCCGCTTTCAATGACACGGTTTGTCTTCCATACGCAAGCTTACGTTTGTATCCTTGCAATTCTTTTTGCGCCTCTGTCCATCGGCTCATGCTTATCTTCCTCCATGTATGTGTATTCCAATACTTTTTAATTGATTGACGTAATCGTTTAACTCATCCCTTGCTGACCACAACTCTCGTTCAATTCCAGGTCGGGCATCTCTGCGCCCCTTCTCGTCTTGTAACTTATCTACCTGTTGTTTCAACCATTTAAGTTGTGCAGCTTGGAACACACTTAACTGCTCATCTCCCATACTACTCCTCCTTTCTGGGTCTTAACTTCGGTTTAATTAACTTCGATACGGTGTTTGATTTGTGACACATCATCATGATGTCATTGCCATAGAGGTCGTACAGATGGTTGTAGATCCCATCCGCACTTCCACTATTCATGGCTGACTCACAATGCTTCTCACTCTGAAACCATACAGCCATATCAATCTCACGATCTTGAACGCTGTATGAAATAACTAATGCCGTGAAGTATTCAATCATGCTACATCCTCTTCGACACCGCGTAGAGTTTGCGCCACATTTTCAAATACACTGAGATCAATGCCAATGTTTTCTGCACACCCTCGGTATCTTGACAACCAAGATGCCAGAGCAGTCGCCGCTTGTCTACGAAGTTCTCGCTGCGAATCTTCATCATCAGGATCAAACCGCTCGTAGCCTCCGCCCTTCCCTCGTAAACTCACAGGACTTATAAACGTAGGATATTCCCTCACGGTTATGTTGACCACCTGATCGTTGGGAGACGAATCTTGAACCACGATCCTCAGTCCACTCGCCATCTGACGAGCCAACTGAATGCGATGCTGTTGTGCAGCTTCCGCATCGTCCATACCATAGAACCAGTCGTATGCTTCATGGTCAGGATAGTCTCTCAACCAATCCACAAACTCCCTTGGTACAAACATGTTGCGGCCTGACGCCGCTAAGTATTCGTCAATAATTCTTTGACGTTCTTTCTTTGGAAATCCAGCCATATTTTATCCTCCTATATTAGCTGTTTAATTGACCGCCAAACCGGAACAGTCCTGAACAAACCCTACCCAGCCGGAACGGGACCGACAAACCGCGCCCAAACTTACCGGATCAAACCTAGCCACATCCCGACCGCCCTACCTGGCTTGGACCCACCTCATCACAACACACACTACCATGACCGACTTACCGAAAAACACCAAGACTTACCGGATCGAACCGGAACATAACCGACTCACCGTGTACCGACATAACTTATCCCGACGGACCAGGCCCCGACCGACCCAACTTGGCTCAACATAACTGATCCTGACATGACCGACTTACCTAACCCTACCGCGCCCCGACTTAACGCACCCGGACTTACCCAGACGTACCCGACCCAAACGGGCCGCGCCTGACCCCGACTTGACCGACATACCATAACCGACCCCGCCCCGACATAACTCGACCGCCTAGCCCTAACTGACCCCGACATAACGTACCCGAACTTACCGCAACGTACCGAAACACACCGCACCATGACCGACTAACCGTGACCAAATGAGATGGGCGATTTAGCCGAGTCGCCCATCCCTTCTTTTTAAGGAGATTAAAATGTCTTTATAAAGGTCTCTCGACCGCCGTACCTTGACCAAATGAAAGGGGCATTGCTGCCCCGATCTTTATGCTGCTTCAACGAGAGATATGTCTCTTCGTGCTCGTTCCTGTTGAATGAACTCCATCAGTTCAGCCGTCTGTTCATCGGCATACACTGGATTGTCCAAGGCTTCTTTCTGTGCCTCGCGACCTTCAAGCATCAGTTCATCCCAAAGTTCTTGGTATCCGCCCATGCTGTCCTCAGTCACCACATCAAAGCAACCGAACGAACCTTTACCTTTTTCCTGACGGAAGTCTCCGATACCAACAATCGATCCTGCGTTTGTCAACAAAGACACAATCGAATACGCACTGAGCGTCGGTTGAACGTAGGTTATATCAACCTCCGCACACCAACGTGGCATATATGCCCTCGTCCGCATGTCTGGTGTCTTGTTCATGTCCGCTGATCGAACCACATCAATCTTCAGTTGAGGCTTACCCCAAATCTGGATGTGTGTTTCTGGTAAAAAGATCAGGCGTTGCACACTAGACTTTGTAATGCCGTCTGTTTCCAGAGCTGCTGTCGCCATGGCTTGTTTAACTCCAGGTGCAGGGAAACATAACAATGTATCGTCTTTAGGTTTTCTATAGACGCTGTCACGAAACTCCTCCTCTGGATTGTGCTTGATCTCTTTCTTCTGTGCGGCTGTCTTCTTGCCGCCTCCTATAAGTAAATCACGCATGGCTTTTGAACTCATGCTGTTGAAATACATCGGGGTCGTACCTATCATGCGTAGTGTAACTTTACCCGTTTTAAGTGGTTGAATCTCCAAAGATGTTGATTCTATTTTTTTAGTACTTTTTGCCATTTTATATATTCCTTCCTATGTATGTTTTAAAAATGGTTACGTAATGTAGTTTAGTATTAACCAAACCACAACTTATCATATAACTACTTGTGGTTTGGTTTCAAGTCTTTTTTTTTATTTTTTTATTTTACCACCTCCCATATGCTTTCATTCCCTGCGTCCTTACCCGTATCTCGGATCTTCCCAGAGCTTTTCAATTGAGACAATGTCGTGCGGACAATCGTCAGCTTCACCCCTGATCTATCAGCGATTTGTTTTGCGGTTCCGATATCTCGATCTAGTTCCGCCAGGATTTGTTCCTTGCGCGTAAGCTTTGCGCCCGACCGCTGTTTGGTTTTAATTCTTTGCCACAGTTTTTTGAACATTTCTTATTCTCCATTCGTAAAATATTTCATTTATTACAGCCCGATACTCCTCTTGATCATCGAACTGATCGATTGCCAGTGACCCTACTATATCACACAGCAAGGCTAAATCTTCTTCTTTACTCATCAGCCCCAGTCCTTCCTGTCTTCCTCGTTGCGCCACCCTTCCATGTACGCTTCGATCTCACTCTCAGTCATGTCCTCTTCAGGCACGACATTCCTACCAACAGTATCCAACCAGATATGCGGTTCAGGATACCTCCCATAATATCGATCCGCCGAACCTCGATCCGCAGCTCGCTCTTCACGATCCATCATCCATGACTTTACTCTACCCATTATCTCCTCCCTTCAAACAATCTATAAATCCCTCTGATCTGAGGTCGTCCATGTAAGGAATTTTAAATCCCTCTTCATTGGGGTTGTCTATGTATGCGTTGTCTTCATCAAACAATACGCTTTTTTTAAGAGTAAGAGGTTGCCCTTTACTGTTAGTAAAAATTTTATCATTACTTAAATCCTGAAAACAAAATTCTTCTGAATTTAAATCCACTCTTAAAACACCTTTATATTCCATTACCAATCCTCCTTGAATACTTTGCGGAATATCTCATCCAACATGTCTTCCATCTCACGGTCTGTCATCTCTCACCTCCATGTAACTTTCGATTAATCCTTGCGCGACTTGCGCTGTGATGGCGTTGCCGTAGGCGCGGAGTCGTCCCACTCTGGCGGTAGCCCCATCAACCAACGGGAATGACTGGGGTCTAACTGGCCTCCACTTTCCATCTCGGCAGAGGAGCCAGTCAGCATCTGACCAGAAACCGTTAGTCTCATAGGCTCTGGCTTGGGCATCATTTCCCCCTTCGCCTCCATTACAGCTTCGATCATCTCGGGTGATACTTGCTCCCTCAGATTGCACGGAAACGATCTGTTCTTTCGCGTCGTCTGATGCATCCTGATCATTGCCTCTCGGCTCCGTAACGGTAGACTGTCCATCGTGTTGGGCGTTGCCCACCCTGCCATCTTCGACAACTGGGTCAGACTGCTCCCCGACATTCCGTCCGTGATCCCCGATCCCCCTCGCGTTCCGTCCGTCGCCGATGGTGTCGTCCACCCTGTCAGTTGCGCTGTCACATCCAACGTGTCTGTGCTGATCTTGCCGTTCCGTATCCGACCGCCTTGATATCCACCCTTGCCGTCGCGTGTCGTCGGTGTCGGCCACGAACCAAAGTCTTTGCCTGATGTGCGGCGCACCGAAGCCCGCAGAGCAGAGATCAAAAGCCCCGATGGCGTAGTCCGCTCCTTCCATGTCAGCTTGTACAAGGTCGATCCAACCGAGTCCGTCTTTCGACGCAACCTGTTCGCCAAAGACCGTTGAAGGTCGGCACTGTTCGATGAGGTGGAACCAGTGAGGCCAGAGGTGCCGCTTGTCAGCCATCCCCTTTCTGTTACCTGCGCCGCTGAAAGGTTGGCACGGACATGATCCTGTCCAGACTGGTCGGTCGTCCTCCCACCCTGCGGCTCGGAGTGCGTAACTCCAGACGCCGATCCCTGCGAAGAAGTGACATTGAGTAAATTCTTGAAGTTCATCTGGTCGGACATCTGATATGCTCCTTTCGTCCACTATCCCATCTGCAATATGCCCAGACCGAATTAACGATCTGAGCCACTCTGCGGCGTATGGGTCTATCTCATTATAGTAAGCCCACTTCTGTCCGCCTATAGATTTGTGCGTCACCATGGTTGCACCATCATTTTCAGAACACGAGCATCCGTAAGTCTCCGCTTGTATTGCTCTGCGGTCGGGTGCTCATGAACCAAATCCTCAAGGTGCTCAACCATGTGATCCATCGCCACCTGAAGCACGTTCTTTTCGCCTTCGCTTAAAGTCCAAGCTTCGTCACTAATGATGTGAATTGTTTTCGTCTCACTCATATCGATCCTCCTCAACTGGTCGCCAACAATTGTCCTCGCCTTCAAAAAACTGACCTTCGAACATCGAACCTTCGTCCTCATAGTCAGCCTGAATTTCCATGCCCATCTCGTGAAGCTTTTTCCAAACTGGAATGGGTGGTGCCCATGCCGTCCAACAACGAAACGTAAAATACTTCGTAGGCACAGGATAATGATCACCGTCTTGCGGTTCTTCAATAATCTCCGCCTGACATATGTCCCACTTCGTCATCCAGTTTTCATTGCGCCAATCGTACCAGTTCGGACGACCTTGCGCCTCGCACATCTTGCGCTCTTCTTCTCCCAACGCACCATGGAACATGTTACTCGGTTCTGGGATCACGGCATTCAAAAACTTTTCTTCCTTGACCGCCTCGTACAGACGGTCAATTTCTTTTGGGTCTCCTGCAAGGTAGACACTCTGATAACAATGATTAGGCATTAGCCCACCTCCTTTATGTTCTGGATCATTGATGATGTGATTGTAAAAAGTTCACCGCAAATTCCGTTGTACTCATCGACTAAATTATCAACGAACTCCTCAACGGTTTCCGCTTCGCGAACTGGGTTTGTGCAACCCAGTTCAATTGTGCATTCGAAAGTCTTCATCCTAAAGTCTCCCGAAAGATTGTGAGTGCCTCGTCTTCAGGCAAGTCATTCAAGATTATCGCTTCAGGCCAATTTCGTATGATGGTCTCCGAAGTAATTCTCAAGTCATAATCATAAAGACATAGCTTGCCGTCCTTATCTTTACGCTTGACGACCTTTGCTTTCTTTAAAGCTTTCTTCAGATCCTTGCGGTATAGATAAGTGCACACCTGATCATGGCACCATTGCTCAAAAGTCTGTTCGATACCTTCAGGAAAATATTCACACGGATCTGTGTTCGGTAATGATTTGAAATACTCATCAACCTTTTTCATGGTCGCACGATAGTCGCCCTTGAATTTATTGTGTGAGTAATCACGGTCACAGCCACCATGACCATCGTTGCTCACCATGGCAAAAGGCTTGCCATCCAGATAGACATTTGCCTGATAGCAATATGTCTCTTCACTTGCCCACTCTGAGAACTTGATAGCTTTCATTTCCAAATTCATAATCTTTCCTTTCTATATGTATTA